GGGGCATGTATAAACGAAGTTTATACGACACCCATGAAGAAGTGGAGTGCGGACGGGAACGAATGAAATGGGTGTCGTATAAATAAAAAAGTTTATACTATCTGAAACGTGAGAAAGATGTGTTGAATAGATATATTCAACTTTATCGATATACTAGAAATGATTAAATAATATCAGTATACTATTCAGTAGTATACTGATATATTAATTTTATCTGTATTAACTAATAGTATATCAATAGAGTATTAGTAAATTAGAAGTAGATAAAAAGTTTATCTATATAAATTATTCTATTGAATAAACTTATTGATATACTAATTAGTATATTAGATATCAGTATAAGTTTATCTGTAAGAGTATCAGTAAATATTGATATCAATTATTCTATTGAAAGTAAGTAATAGTTTATCTATAACAAGTTAGTTTATTAGATACTTCAATAGAATTCATCTGTATAAACAGACATTTGACTACAGTTGCCATTTGCCCTTACGGGCATGGCAACAAAGTTTTTTAGGACGCAACTATACTCAACTGTACTCTGTTGTATTCTATACCGCTTCGCGGGATAAGATGGGAGAACTACGTTCTCCCCTCTTAACTCCCCTCTCCTTTTTAATGACGCAACTGTAGTATATATGAAAAACAAGTTAGTTTATATATTATTATCTTGATAGTAATGATATATTAAAAAGCTATCAATATTCTAATAAGAAATATTTATAAGTAAAGGAGTAAACAATGACAAAGACAATTGATGAACTAAGAGAAATACCATTCAAGTATATGGTAACTTTTGAAGGAACTGATTGTAGTTTTAAAGAAACTAATGCTAAGCAATTAGTAGACTATATTCAGAATGAGTTAGGATATAAAGCTAAGCTATTTAGTTTTCCTAATTATGACAGTAAGTCAAGTTATCTATTAACTAATTACTTCAAGAATACAAGTAGAGTTAAACCATTATCAGCAATAAATATCAGTATGCTATATGCATCTGACTTTTATGATACTTGGTATAATCAAATTAAGAAGTATTATGACAATGGATATATTATCGTAATGGATAGATGGATATATTCAAATATCTACTATCAAGGTATCAGATCATTACAAGAATTACGTAGTGATTTATCTGTAGAGAATCTAAGATATTATTTAGAATCTCATAGACTAAAAGAATTTATCAGAGATTATGAGCATATTGTATATGATGAAATGGAATTACCAGATACTAATATTATGCTTAAGATGATTCATGATAAAAAGACAACTAAGGAATTGATACAAGAAAGAAATTCCGATAATGATATTAATGAAGGTGAGTTTACTTATTTAGAATTGGTGAATGAACTATTTAAACACTTATTCATTAATAAGAGTTATTGTGTAAAGGAAATTCGATTAGATAAAACTGATAAAGAATTCCGCACACAAGAAGAAATCTTTAATGAAGTTAGATTAGAATTCGAGACTAACTTTAGATATCATTTAGATAGATGGAGAATGGATAATGAAGTTAATCGATAGAATTAGAACTTACTTTACTCGTGAAGAAATCAAAGAGGAAAAGATTGAAGTTGTTAAGAGTGGAATTAACGTAATACTCTTGTATTGTAATTACTTTGATTCCCACTTAGAGAATATTAATATCATCTTTTATCTTAGCTTTAATGAAGATAAAGTAAATATCTTAGACTTAATGAAGTATGGTAGATATGATAATAGTACACATATCTTCATGACAACTTATAAAGAATTATACGATATGAGAATGGAGAATAGAACTTCCGATATTGTAGATACATTCTTTGCACAAATAAGCGATGCTATGAACTTAGATACGATAACTAATCCACGTGAGGATAAGACTAATGTATCGAATGCATTGTTTAATATTATTAAGACTTATGCTGGATATGAAGATAGAAAGCTTAAGCTAGAATGTGGAGTAATTGATTTACCGAATGACTTTGATCATTATGCATATGAAGTAAATCGATTAGTTGGTAAAGAAGTTGACTTTAGACCATACACATTGATTAAAATGAATTTGACTGAGATTCCGTATTACTTCTTAGGATACATTGCTCCATATGCAGAATACATTAACGTTAACCTTTGTACGGAAAGACCACATGGATTTGTAAACAACGACAATTTCGTTGCTTCCTTTGAGGGACGTTCCGCTACGGTTAATGAATCCATTGCAATATATAATGTGATTAATTATGCTAATACATGCCCTGAATTTGTACGTAGCAGTATACTTCCACAGGGTAGTGCAGTAAACATCGAATTTACGATTACACTAGATCGTATCTTTACCTGTTTAGAGGAGTCTGAGAACGATAATTTTAGTTCATTCTTTAGAAATGAAATTTTATTGAATATTTTCACTGAAGAAGATATAGATAATCTTTCATATACTAGAAAGAAGACTGATGAAGAAGTTCAAGATGACTTTGATAGAGAAATAGATGAGATTATTTTCTTAGATGAAGAAGGAGGTGATGAGAATGAAGACTGATAAAGACTGTAAGTTCATTGGAACGATTGTAAACTCTCTTAAAGATGAAACGTGTACACGTTTTAGATTGAAAGCTGAACCATTATCTTTCGATACTAATAGACACTTAGATATACAACACATTTCGTTGTATATCTCTTCCGAAGAGATTAGTGTCGTATTTAGTAATGGTTATATTAGAATTGATTTGAATACACTAGAAAGTGATGTAGCCGGTAATACATTTGCCGATACAGTTGAGGTATCTAAACTACTTAATATTATTGAAACAAAAATCTTGTTGGCTAATATTAAAGAGGAGAATAAGTAAAATGAAAAAAGTCCCTGGATTGAATATATATGACACTGATAAATTTTACTACACATTAGCTTTTCATTCAAAGAATAAAGAATCATTAGACTCATGGTTAGAAACCTTTGGTGAAACCCATGAAGATATCATTGAGTATTATGATCATAATACTAGAAAAGATGATAAGACTGAAGAGTTTTATTCTCATATCGTAATTTGTTTACCTGAATATAAGGAAAACTTATTTGACTTTGAGAATGAACTACAAGAATCTGGAGTAATTGATGTACAATTTGACTTCCGTATTATGACTAAAGATGATTTAGTTATTTATGAAAGCAATACATACTCTCGCTTCTTAGGTCCTAAGCATTACATTGCAGCTATAGTTAAGAGTCCATATAATATTGACTGTGAAGTATGCAACTATTATGAGTTATTAGAAATGATATCTCCATTAGTTACCCCTGAGATTATTAATAAGATTAATAACTTAGATAGACTTTCCGATAAGAATGAAGTTCTCCGTGATTATTATGAATTGAATAAGACAGAGAACCGAATTTATATGATGATGTCAGATAAGAACTATCTTAGTTTCTTCTTAGGAGGTCACTAATATGGCAAACTATGCATATAATTATATGACACTTATGACTCCTAATACAGAACAGGATCTATTGAACTTAGAATTCTTAGTTACAAACTTATCATACTTATTTGATGAAACTAATGCATATTGTAATCCAGTAACTCATGCTATTACTGATACATATGAAACCAAGAAGTTTAACTTTGATGGTAGAGATAACTTTAATTGGATATCTGATGATATCGAGTATATTGATTCGATGGATGTATGGACATACGATATCCAGATAGAAAGTGCATGGTGTCCAGCTATATCTAGATTTAAAGAATGGGTACAATCTATTTATCCAAATATAGATGTTGTTGGTACATGTGAAGAACCAGGATGTTGCGTTTATGTAAATACAGATGTCGATGGTAATTTCTATACAACTAGATATTGTTTAGACATCTGTAGAAATGATGAGTATAATTCTGAATATTATGATTCATTGATTGAAGTCAATGAAGTACTAGGTCCTATCTTAGGCATACCTAAAGATTGTGATCTTGAAACTGTATGTCAAAAGATAGTTGAATATAACAACTCTGAAGAAGAGATTGATGGTGTTGAAGGTATTTCATTAGATGTATACGATACAGAAGATGGATGTACTTTCGAAGATCTATCTAGATTCATTCCACAACCTGAAAATTAACATTATGATAACCCTTATTGAAAGGAGGTTATCATGAGAAATCCTTACTCTTTAAGTATGGTACAGTCTAGTTCAAGTGAACCAGAGGTTATTAAACTTACTAATATTCCTCCATATGACTTAAATGACTGGAACTTAGCTGACCAAAAAGACTTTAAGAAATTTCTTTCAGAGTTAGAGAAATCAGTACGTGGATCATTTGAATATCAACAGTATATCCAATATCTACGTAACTCATTCAATATGAACAGTTGTGCGTTTTACAGAAACGTATCTAACGTTCCGAACCCTAAGATTAAAATCCATGTACATCATGATCCAATTACTTTATATGACATTTGTACAATTATATTCCGTAAGAGACAAACTCTTGGAGAGCCAATTGACGAAGAGTCTATTGCTAAAGAAGTAATGTGGAATCATTACAATGGATTTGTCGGATTAATTCCATTATCCGAAACAGCTCATGAGTTAGTTCATGCAAACTACTTATTCGTACCATGTACTCATGTATTTGGTGACTACAAAGAATTTGTAAATATGTATAAACAATTCTTTACACTAGATCAATTAGATCTACTCAAAGACATTGAGGATGCATCTGAATTGTATACTAGTGATAGAGCTAAGCATTTATTTGAACAACGGTTTACGTATGTTGATGACAGTGGGGCTTATGATCTTCCAGATAAACAGAAGATTATCCAAATGCTCAATGAACGTAAGCAAGAGTTATATAATTCTTTATAGTTTTATTTAAGTATAATAATTCCAACATATAGATAATTTATAGATCACAAAGATTTGTATACAGCAATAGATGATTAGTCTATTCCAGAGTACAAATCTGATCTAATTGGAATTATTATCTAATGAGGTAAAAAAATGAAATTTGATGTATTAAAAGAATTATCAGAGAATTACAAATTAGAAAATACTGATTCCAATGCATTACAAGAAATGAGTCATGATCTACATGATATTCTAGAACAAGTTAACACACTTCAAGCGGCTCCTGAATTCCCAGTTGCGGCTGTTCCAGTTTTTGAAGCTGCGAAGGAAGATGGTTCTAAAGTTCTAGTGGTAGATGCCTACGACCTAGCTCGATATATGGAATCGGCTTTGGAAACGGATCCTTTGACTGCTATCGGAAATATCAAGACAGATAACTTGATTCCAGATGACGCTAAGTTTGCGGTCTTAATCGACAGAAAACGCCTAACTAGCTTAAAAGAAGCAGCAGAAACAAATCCTGAATCTGGGCTTGTAAATGTTGGTCACGCAACAAACATGCTTAAAAATATTATCAATAAAGGCATTGAATTAGTATCTAAATAAGAAACGGAATATACCCATAGGAGTTAATCTCCTATGGGTATTTACTTTTTATTTTGATCATTACAAAGTATTAATATAAAGGAGGTGAAACTTATGAAAGTAATTGACATCTTTTCTGATGCATCAGTATTAGGTAAAGTAGATAGAGCTAGAGGTAACAGAGTATGTGCTGGTGCTATATCTGTAATTAATGATAGACGTGATAAAGAATATCATTGTATTATCGAAGGTAATACTAATAACTATGGTGAATTGACTGGATTATATTTAGCTATCAAATTAGCAGCTGAATATAAAGATGAGTATACAGAATTCAATATCTATTCTGATAGTAATATCTCAGTTATGGGATTAAAAGAATGGATATATAATTGGATAACTCATATGGATGAGAATGGTATAATGTATACTGGAGCTGGTGGTGTAGTAGCCAATCAGACTATTATCAAATCCATAGTGGATCTTATAATTAATAAATTTGATCCAGAAGTCCATCGGATTAATATTCTACATTGTAAAGGTCATGTGAATATTAATTCTGTTTTCAGTTTAAATAATGCATATGAATGTCTTGCTAGAAACTTTAGATTAGCACCAGATCATCTAGTTGATTTGATTCCATATATACAGAAGTGGAATAACTATATCGATGAATCTACTAGAGCGTCGTTGATTAGAATGCAACACGGTGTAACTTATAAACCCGATGAAGGTAAATGTACACCAGCGTTATTTGATGAGAGATTAATCTATCCTATCTATTTTAAGATAGTTAGAAATAAACTATAGGAGAGAATATAATGGAAAAGCGTAAAATCTTATTATTTGTAAAAACAAGAAACTCTAAACGTAACCACGAGATTGAAGGTTATATTAGTGCTGATAGCCCTATGCTAGAAGCAAAAGGATTCTTCAACTACTTTGATGAAGAAGAAAATATTCATATCATCCCAGCAGAAAATATTGAATACTTTGCATTATCTTATAGTCTAGTAGAGTATGCAGAGATGGAAGGATTTACAGATAGCAAAGCATCTACTAATCTTATCAATAATACATATACTCTAGATACAAACCAAGATAAAGTAATGGATATCGAAGATTGTTTCTCTGTAGCTAAAGGTACTAAATATATTGCATTTGATACATTTGGTACTGAAGCAGTTAATCGTATCTTTGTACCAATTTCTTCTGTTAAAGATATTACTATTCATGACAATGAAGAACCTACACGATATAAAGCAAGCTTATTATTTGATCCAACAGTACTTTTAGCTGCAGCTGGTGAAGGTAATGATCATCGTGTATTAGATATCTTTAAGAATCTAAAACCTACAGGTATTACTGAAGCCGAAGTAGTTCAATTATACCAAGCTGGTTTCTATGATTTGACTATTCTTCCAGAAGGAATTGCTAATGGTTTAGATGTATATATTAACCATTCTGAAGAAATTGATGATAATGATGAAGGTAACATCATTCGTTTCCATAAAGGAGAAGACGGTTTCTTTACAGCACCTGAAGGGGCTCTTGAACCTGTGAAAGAGGATACTGAGGAAGTACAACCACCTAGCGATAATGTATATGAAAACATCGAAGGTGATATAGTCGATCTAGGTACAGAAGCTGACAATATGGAAACTTGTCAACCAGAAGAACCTGACTTCTCTGAAAACTTAGCAGAAACTCATCCAGATGCATATGCTGAAGTACAAGAAGAATTCAAACGTGATCTTAATAGACTTAAAGCATTTAGTAAGTATCGTTTACAGCAAGAGTTAGCTAATGATCACTTGATTAAAGCTAACAATCCTAACTATACTTCTACATTACTAGATATTGAAGAAGCATATTATGATATCTTAAAATCTACTGGTACAGATATTACTAAAGATAGTCATTCATTTAAAGAAAATCTAGTTGATTATATTAGAAGCATGTAATATTTACCTCCCTAGGATCATAGTAATCCTAGGGAGGAATATGCTCTCTTTAATTTTTTATATGGGCATATATTATTATGGTGATCTACATATTTCGATTTAAAAAGGAGGTACCCATATGGATATCATTAATTTCGTAGATGAATTCGGCGTACCCCATTGCGTCGAAGTAGAGCAAAGTTCAAAAGAAGAGTATGATAGATTTGGAGGTTCCGAAATCACATTATCAACTAACACATTTTACGATGAAACACAATTAGACAGAGGAGAAGAAATTATGTTGAAACTAAACCCTGGCGTTATCTATGACGCAAACGAAAAACCTTTTATCTTAACAAGTAGCGGTCTAGCACTACCTATTAGTGCTGAAACTGAAGTAGAACTTCACAAATGGGAATATGAAAGAGTAGCAGCTTATATCGAAGAGAAAGCTGCAATCATTCAAGAACGTGCTATGAAAATCTTCAAAGAAGATATTGAACCTGCTCATGAACAAATGATGGCTGAGAAACATCACCATCAATGTGGTTGTGGTTGTAACCATGATCATAAACCTAATAATGGTTATTTTGGTGATCTTATTGCTAAGCATACTGGAACTGGTAAACCTGAAGAGAAACCATATGACCCAGTAGCTGATAATAAGATTCGTAAACCTAAACCAAAACCTTATAGTGGAATCTTTGGTCGTTATGTAAATGGAGATGCCCCTAACCCAATTAAAGAGGTTATAGCTCCTGAACATCATCAAGACTTCACTAGTAGCTTAAGATACTACATTGATCCAAATGGTGTAGTATATGTCCATCATACTAAGACTGGTGCAACTGATATTGCAGATGCTGGAGAGATTGATGTATTATATCGTCACTGTCCACAATTTAAAGTAGAGTATGATAATATGGTTAAGAGTCGTGTAGGTCAACCAATCTACACAGGTAATCCTATTCAAGATATGATGAATGGTATGGGAGGATTCGCTAGATGATAAAGACAGATAGCTCTGGACAAGTAGTCGGATTTAGCTTATCCGATCTAAATAATCCAGAAGCGATGGATATCATCCGTGGTAAGATTAAAGCATCTGAAAGTAGAATTCGTAATGAGTTCATGGCTCAGACTTTATCTTTACGGAATGAATATATCAACCGCTTAAATAATATCGTGTGTGGTGTACACATTAGACCAGTTCCATGGAATGAATCTACTGATGAGAATGAAATCCATGAGTTCTTGAAAACACACCCTGAGTATCAATTAGATTACAATCTAGAATTGTATGAAGAAAAGATGCTTAGTATGGGACTAGATCCTACTGAAGGAATGTTTAGACAATTTCCTCCTGGGACTGCAGTTCTATCTTCTGGTACAGGAAGACATCTTGCTTATATGGAACAGCTTAAAGAGCAAGAAGGTCTTAATATTCCTGACTTAGAAAACTTCATGGTTGGTGTAACTAAAGACGCTGATCCAGAAATAGATACAACAACTGATGAAGAGTTGAATCAAATGGTACAGAATACATATATGGCTGACCAATATCAAATGCAAGCAGCTATTGGATTACCTCCAATGCTTCCAAATGGTCAATATAACTTAGATGCATTAAATGTACCTTTCGGTTATACAATTCCTTTGATGGAAGTTCCTAAAAGAATTTATGACCTAACTAACTTGCAACCACCAAGAGATATCTCTGCGGAAATGCAAGACCAATCTATTCCTTACGAAGAAAGATTGGCTACTTATAATGCGATGGTTAAATATACTAATGATTATAATGAATACGTTAAAGGTGCTTGGTTTGAAGAAAACAAACAAGCTCTTTATAATGAGATCCGTGCCCTTATTGATCAACGTAATACGATTCTTTGCTCCCAATGGACTTACATGCAACCTCAAGTAAGAGCTAGCTGGGAAAGAGAAATCAATAATATTAATAATCGTATTCAAGAACTTCAACAAAACATACCTAACCATCCAATGGATGACTTCTATAGATATGAACAACAAATCCTTGAATATAACTATCAAGTTCAAAAGTATAATACTAATAAGCTCAAGTATGAGCATTATAAGTATGAGCAATCTGTAAAGAATAATCCTAATATGGTTACATTCATTACAGCTGAAGAACTTCAAGCAAATGGTTGTTACTTCGATAGTAAAGTCAAAGAATGGGTAGACAAAACAGGTCGTCCATTAAATCCAGAGCATGCTCGTATATGGGACGAAATGAATAGAATTAAGTCTCAAATGGAGATTAATGCTGAAGCTAAACAACGTCGTGATGAATATACTGAACAAATGTTTATGGTTAATAGTATGATCAGAGATTGTTTTAACCATTTAGGATATACAGTCGAAGACGCTAATGAAGTTGTTGATAGCGATCCATTTGGTATGATGCATGACTTGAATTATAATCCATACTATCAAACAGATGGTACATGGAATAGTTTTGTTAAACGTACAAGTCCTCAAATGGGTGGTAATGCTTATGACCCAGTAGCAGATAAAGATGTGAATGACTTGACTCCTGAAGAGTTTGAAGCATATACTAAGCGAGCTGAAACGTTAGCTAGAAATGCTAGAGCCGCAAATGTAGTTCCAATGTCTGAACAACAAATTCTTTATATGCAATCTCGTAGAGGTGCAGTAGGTCCTAATGGAACGATCCGTGTTTATAGTATGAGATCTCCATTCACTGCTAAACTTCAAGAGATTAATGAACATCGTAAACCAGGCGAGCATAAAGGCTTGATGAATATGTTTGATACATACTCTGAAGCAATGCCAGCCTATAACTATTCTTTAACTCATGTACGTCCTAGAGATTTAAGCGGATTCTATGATCATGGTCAATTCAATGATGCTATTGAAAACTATGCTCATAAAACAAGAATCAGTAGAACTAGTGACTTGCTTAATGAGTTAGATGATAATGCAGCTTTTGCTGATGCTATGAATAATGGCATTCTTGGATTATCTTTACCTGATGAAATGGGATATAACTATAATAGACGTAGAGTAGCTTTTGATAACTCTATCTTAGAGCAAATGGAAGCAACTAATAAACCATTCCCTGAAGGTGCTAGAATTAAAGATCCAGAGACTGAAACTTATGATGATAGACCATTGAAAGATATTCAGAAGGAAGTATATGGTAAAGCTATGGATAGAGCAGCTAGACTTAAACAATACTTCGCTCCTGAATTAGGAGGTACATGGGATGCAACTGCAGTCAACGATAATTGATGATCTGACTGGCAACTTAGATAACTCCAAAATCAATAGTAGGTTATATCATGATGCGGATATCTACCAAAGTATGAATACATTCACTACATTGGAGGAGTTATTCGAATCTATTGAAGGTCCTTGCGTGTATGATTTCTTTAATGATGATGAATTAGCATTGATTAAGAAGATCATCTTTGATCGCAAGGATAAAGCCTTCAAGAAGAAGTTCCAGAAGTTAGATGCTATTGTTAAACCTAAAGGGTTTAAACGATCTGGTTGTGGTACAAACCGTGTTGTTTATGAGCCACTTGATGATAATGCTACATTCTGTATTAAGATAGCATTAGATAAAGCTGGCTCTAAAAACAATCCAGATGAGATCGTAAACCAGAAGTATCTAAAACCATTTGTGGCTAAGTGTTTTGATATAAGCCAAGATGGCAATGTTGGTATATTCGAACGAGTAGTGCCAATAGAGAACCTCTATCAAATGTGGTCAGTACGTGAAGACATCTATAGAATAATGGAAACCATTGTTGGTAGATTTATCATAGATGACTTTGGTACTAAAGCATTTAAAAACTGGGGTTTAAGAAAAGGATTTGGTCCAGTATTACTTGACTATGCAGACATGTATATTCTGGATCCAAAGATTTTATATTGTACTCATACATTGAATCTAGATACAACCGAGCAATGTCGAGGGGAATTAGATTATGATGCTGGGTTCAACAATATTATATGTCTTAAATGTGGCGGTATTCATATGGCATCTGAATTCAAAGATGGTCGTAAGAAGATCGCTTTATTCACAAGAAAGAGGGAAATAGACATGACTATGAAGATCCAAATTTTCAAAAACGGAGAATTATATTGGGATAACGATCATGGTGTTTACACTGATGAAGTTAAAGTAAACGATACTGCTGAGAATAAGTTAGACATCACTTCTAAACTAGATCTTGAAGAGATTGATAAGATGAAAGAAAACTTAGCTAAACTAGAAGCTAAGTCTATTGTCAATGAAGAAAAAATTCGTAAGTATTATGAAGATATGCATAGAGAAACTGAAGAGTATAAGAAAAAGAAAGCTGAAGAATTTCATAAAGAAGAATTGAAGCCTGAATTGGTTATTGAAGTCCCAGCAATTAATCCAGCTCCTCCACGTATCAATAAATACTTCGCACCTAAACCAGAAAGACCTGCTCGTGATCTAGAAAACACTATGCATAATAAGGCTCTGGAGAAGTTATCTGAGGATATGAAAAAACCTCAAAATACAGTAAAGATCAATCCTATTCATATTGAAACTAAGGTATCTGAGCCTGTAAAAATTGATACTGATGGTGACATTAAATTAGAAGAGAAACCTGTAGAGGAGAAAGAAGATATGTTATTGACAATTGATCAAATTAAAACTTTAGGTGAATTTATTGGTGAAGCTGCAGCTGATATTGAATCTGTTGTATGTACTGAAGACGCTTATACTTATAATGAGATCTTAGAGTTAGATAAACAATTCACACGAATCTTGAAAGATCTTGATGATTCTAAAGTAATGACTATCGAAGAACTTCTTCCTGAAGTATTCTATGCTTATATCGATAGTGACATCAAGAAAGATAATGAAGTTCGTATTGGTGATTTCCGTAAAGCATTAGGTGATGAATTAGCCAATGCTGCTACAATCATTCTAAATATTAAGTTGGACATTGAATCTGAATTCGAAGAAGAAGACGAAGAAGAACAACCTAAAGTTCGTCGCCGTCGTATGTCCACAAGTGATCGTTACTAAGAGGTGATTCGATGAATGGAATTACGTTCACAAATGATCCAACACTAGCTGCTCAAGCTAGTGTTGATCCAGGAACGAGAGTGGTTATTGTAACTGAACATGCACCAGCAGTTCTATTACAGAATCCAAATGTAGTTAAGCTTCCAGTATTGCTTCCACCATTCAATGTAGTATCAGTCTATGTAGATTATGGTGAAGATGCATTCAAAGAAGCTTACATGTCTTATCTAAACCAAGTAGATATTATTATGAATATCTTCTTAGTAGGTGCAGCTATGCATAATAAGAATGTAGTAGTTTATACTACAGATGAAGAATGGAGTAAAGATAGTATTCCATTCATGGACGTTCTTATGAGTGTATTTGCCGCATCATTACAATTACAGATGACATATAGTGGTCCAACTATGGTATCATTCATTCCATCTATATTTAGTATCGGATATGCTGTAACTAACTTATTCCAATATGGATACATCAATGAGCAAAGCTATGTAAGATATATGGCTAATACTTCATTTGATAGAAATACAGTTAACTCTTATCTCTTGAGTAAGAATATCAAGTTAGATGATGAAGTTCCTGTAGAGTTACAAGATAAAGCATTCCAAAATATTATAGCTGTTAAGTCTGAAGATCCTGACTTGACTCCTGCATTGATGGGTGATTAGAATGAAGTTTGTATTTTGTACAGAACCGATCTATCAATATTATCGATCATATTTATATGCAGATGATAAAGATAAATTGGATAAACAACTCATGATAGAATATGGAGACTATAAAGACATCTGGGATCTAAAGCAACAACAAGATGCTTTACCTGAGAATATCTTTGTAGCCGAATTGACTTCAAGGGATTATCCAAGAAACCCATGGAATTATGTAAGTCAGCTTATCAACAAGCTGACTTATCAATATCTTATTGATAGCCCAGAATTCGAGACAATCTTCAGTGAAGTTCTATTTAATCAATCTGAAGTAGAGTTCTATGAATTCTATAAGGCTATTGATAGATTCTATAATGGTTCTGAAGTATTCATCGTTGTAGGTAATGATGAATATTCTGATATGGTTACTCAAATGATGTGTAATGTAATTAGAAGAACGTATGGTATACATCCACAGATCATTTATGATATGGATGATGTATATAGTATACGTGATGATATAGACTTCTCTCCTCAAGGAGCTCAACTTGCATACTTGCAACGTGCAGCTTATTATAAACTTGAGGCTAAGAAGAACTTTGAACCATTACAGATTTGGTATCCATTTGATATGAATACATATACAAATGCATTGGAGTAAACAATGAAGCATTCTTCTATTGATATACTTATGAATGATACAATTTATGAGTATACTTCAAAAGATAAAATCGATTGGGCTTATTATTTAGAGCCTTATATGATCGACCCAGAAAAGATCTTGTACTTCAATGATTATAAGCTAATATTAAATGACACTGAGCTAGATGACAATAATCTTAAAGTAGATGAATATGATAACTTTATTAGAGTTGGTGAATCAATATTAATGACAAAACAAGATATGTTTGGTATGAAGCAAGCTATAGTCGGATTAGATCCACATAATATAGAGCTTCATAAAGACTATCTTATTGCATTGATATTTAAGATAATGAATATGGTTTCCAAAAACAATATTCAACTTGCTATTGATACTCTAAGAGATTTCTACCGTGATTATGTAAACGGTGAACTCAATATAGAGTATTATAGAGAATTCAACTTACAATCTAAATTTAAAGTATCTAGTATGAACTACATTTATTATATTGACTTAGAACCAGATGATGTTAAATCATTAGATATTAGCTATAATGAAAAAGTAATAAGATATCTTGTATCCCTCATTTGGGGATTATATGGAAAAGTATAAGTATATCCACTAGGAGTTAAACTCCTAGTGGTTTTCTTTTTTTTGTAATAGTGGTATTCTTTGGCTGTATATTATTAAGGTGATATAATGATATAGTATTTATTAGTTTAGTCTTTAGGACAGAAAGAGGTATATCATGTTAAACCGTACTCACAAATTTGAATTAGCTAATGTAGAGAAATCCATTAAAGACCATCCAAAAATGTGGATTGGTTTAAGCTTTATTTCTACATTCCTATTTGTAGTTGATGTAGTTAACACATTAAAGAAAGAAGGTAAATAATATGTATATAGTTAAAGACCAATTTGGATACACAATTGGAGTTTGCAATAGCTTCGATAATGCAGTTGAAGTAGCACGAAACTTTACTTCTAAAGATCCATATGTAGGTAAATCTGCATATGTATTAGAAGGCGGAGTTGATGTATTCCGTACAACAGTATCCGATATCGAAGATTAAAATAATAAGGAGGATGGGAATATTCCCATCCTCCAAAGTTATTTATTTTTTTTACTTGTAGCACCATTATTGTTGATTGCAGTATAAGCTGTAACAGCTAAGAAGATCTTCTTAGCAATCAAGTCAGGAATAATGTCTTCTTTATAGAAGAGTCTAAGTTTATTCAAGAGGTTAATAGAAATACGTCCACTTACACTTTCCATAACAAAGTTACGGAGTTCTTGTTCAAGTTCGGTATTGATATACTTAGAGTCTTGAATATTATTCATAACTGCAAATTCTTGAATAGATTCATTTATAAATGTATCAATAGTCTGTGTCATTTCATCTAATGAAGTAGACATAGACATTTGAATCAAATCTAATTCTCTTTTATTTTTTTCTTTATATGAGTTAGCTATCTTATTAGCAACTTTATAAACTAAGAAGATTATAAGTAGGATAATAAAGTAATTAATACCCAGTACGATTAACTCCATATTCATTCATAACACTCCAATCTTGGACTTTATCTCTGAGTTTTAGGAGTTCACCAGTATGGGTATCACCTAAAGAGATAGCATAATTTACGTAGTTTATTATTTTGTTTGCCAGCTCAATAGTTATACCAAATTTGTATTCTTCTAAGAAAGCCATCCAGTTACCGAAACACATATCTGGATGGATATACATACCATTTGCATTATGGTATAGTTGATGTGCAGTTAAAGAAAGCATTACAAGTTGTACTTTATTTTCAGTATGAACTTTCTTTAGTAAGTTAACTAAATCGAAAGTTGTAATATATCCAATAGTATTGATTGTATGCTCAGTTAAAATAACTGCAATATCAAAAATAGTTAGCATATTATGATGCATTTCAATAGTAGCCATATCTGCATAGATATTGCTATGTAATTGACAGTGATCCATACCAAGATTCATTAGATATCCTTTATAGTGAGTATAAGTTCTAGATTTTCTAAATCTACTAACAGCATTCTTAATAAAGTTTGTATAAACATCTATATCCATTAATGTATATTTAGTTTGATAGAATGGTAACTCAAAAGGTACATATGGAGATCTTAGTACTGGATTCACCGGATCTTTTTTTAATTGTAAATCAGGGAATTCATTCATTTTACTATGCTCCTTTGTAAAATCGTTTATATCTATATGTTAAGGATAAGCACTTATTAGGGTTACATACTATTAAAGTAAAATCTAAATTCTCTCTGAAAGGAGGAAATTTACAATATGCAAAATCCTAATATGGATAAAGTGTTTACAGAATATCCTTTTGTAGACGTACTCATTTATTATGTAAAAGAATTAGGCATGAAATGTATTGTAAAGTCTGAAACAGAAGCTGTTAAGAATGAGACTGTACGTACAGAATTCATGGGCGACCTATATACTCAATCTGTAGAAGGAACTGCAGATTGGAGATTATATGATTATACGGTGGATATCTTAGCTAGAGCTGGGGTTCCATCTAATTATTTCCAAAAGGCAGTAGAAGATCCTAGCTATATTCCAGAAGATTATAGAGATAAAGCTAGAGATGAAGCTGCAAAAGTATTTATTGCTAACTATGTAGAAGAGAATAACTATTATAGAAAGATTACCGGTTTACCTAACTTAGGTCATGAGGGATTAGTAGTTCCTGAAGATTTAAGAATAGAGAATATCGGTATTGATTATAGAATTCCTCTACATGAGATGGATGATGCTACAATTAGTGAATTAGAAGAACGTGGTATTTGGAATAATGTCTTAGCTAGATATACAGATGATGAATATGATTATCTAAAGTATATTAAATCTAATATCGATATCTATAAAGCTAGAAAAGCAACTGAATTCCAACTCTTATGGTTACCATCTATTGATAACTCTGTAGTTAAAGAGAAGTTTGAACGTAGATTTAATGTAAATAGAGCATTTGCTATTAATACAATCTACTCTGAAGCTCATAGATTTGATAGTAAATATTATGATGCTTGGTTAACTATCTTTATTATCATTCAAACCATGATTGATTTAGTATCTGAAGTTCAAGAGCATATCATTAATCTTGATGTGTTTGATGAACGTTGTGTTAGATATATATTCATGTCTCATGGTGTACCATATTATGATGAAATCCCATTAATCTATCAAGTTAGAATGATGCGGAGACTTCATGAGTTACTTAAATACAAATCAACTGCTAAATGTATGGTAGATATCTGCTCTATCTTTGGCTTTGATGATTTACGTATCTTTAAATACTATCTCTTACGTGATCGTAAAGTAGATGAAGATACTGGTGAGTATATATTCAACTACAAAGTTAAACAAGTATTAGATACAGATCAGAAAGTTAATACTGCTAGTGAAACTTTAACTAGTTTTGCATCTAATGGTATTAAGATTCCATTCCCTCATGAAAACTTCCTTGATAAAGGCGGTGCAGTCTTTGTTAATGTGGATGGTAAACGTGTATTAGAAGATAAGTATACTATCACTAAAGATGGTAAACTTAACTTTAAAGATGCTAACTTCCTTAAAGGGAAGTCTAAACTTGAATTCATTTTCTTCTCTAATAATGAATTCAATGATGATATCTCTAACTTAGATGGATATAAGATTATCACTGATGTTAGACAATATCCTATTACTGATAATAATCAGAAGAACTTTACTTTCGAATACCCTGTAGCTGATTTTGTTGATATGGGTGGATTAATGTATCTGTCAACTGGTGGTACTTTCATCGATCCAAAACGATATACTATAAATGGTAATAAGATTACTTTTAATGAAGATACAAACTGGAATAAGATTACTACAGAACGTTTAATGTCTGTAGTATTTATCTACTCTCCACTATATCCTATCAAGAGTAAGATAACTGAATACAATTTCAAGACTGTTACTGATACTGCAATCAGTAGCTTTGATGTACCAGAACCATATTATAACTACATACAATATGGTGGTGAGTTCTTTGCATTATATGGTTCAGTATTACTCCCATCTGATAGATATATGCTTAATGGTAAGAACTTCTCATTCGTATATCCTCAAGATAAAGTAACTAGAAACCGTAGTGTAGTATTTAACAATATCTATACTGAAGGGTTTGATGTTGAACTGGAAGAGAAATTCTTTACTACTACAGTACAAATTCCTGGTATGCAAGACTATGAAATCGAAGTACCATTCAAAGGATATCAAGAAAGTGAATACCCAATCGAAGTTTTCCTAGATGGTAAACCAATCTACTCTTCTGAATATATATTCTTGAAGAATAAGATTAAGATTCTAGATCAAACTAAAGTATTACGTACTGGTATTGAAATTAAGATCCACTTTATCTATCCTAAGAATAGAGATAGAATCAAGTTATCTTCTGCTCAAGTAGAAATTAATCGTATGATGAGTTCATTTAAGATTAACTTCCCATATGAAGGTTATGACTCTAAACGAAATAAGTGGTTAATTACTATTAATGGTGAGATCTTAGATAGATCTAACTTTATCATGAATGGTAATATCTTATCATTTAGAAACTCTAAAGACTATGTGGATGGTAAAGATATAGTTAAAGTATACTTCTTCCAAGATCCACGTAATAACTATACTATCCATATTACAGAAGATTCTCTTAAAGCTCGTGTAGCCAACCAAAAAGTATTTACAATCAACTATCCATTCTATAACTATGAAAAGTCTGGTAATGGTATGATTGTAACAGTTGGTGGTACTATCATTGATAAGTCAAGATACACTGTATCTGGTACAATGCTAACTTTAGATGACTCTATTAACTTAGAGAAAGGTCGTGAAGTTAGATGTATCTTTATCTATAACTCAATCTATGATAACTTCAATAACTATATTAGAACTGAGTATAATATATATGATCTTAGAAATGGTAAAAGAGTTGTAGATATCCCATACCCTTATGATAACTTCTTAGAATCTGACAATAATAACCAAATGCAGATTCTTTGTGAAGACGGTACTATATTAGAAGAGAATGTCGATTATGAAATAGTAGACGATCAAGCATTATTCGCTGATGTAAATAAAATCTTAGAGCATGGTGATACTATTCTATTTACATTCTCCTATGTAAATGCTAAACGTAAAAATATCTTTATCGAAGACCCAACTAAAGATTATGATCTTAAGTTTGTTAAGATCCCTTTGAATGACTCTGCAGATAACTATATTCGTGATGAGTCTAAGTATATAGATTATGATACATTTACAGAAGATGATTGGCTATGGACTAATGAATTTGATCCATTGGATATTAAAAACCAGATCCTTGAGAAAGAATTCAACTATGCTAGAACTAAATATATCTCTATAGATACAGTTATGTCTATGAGTGACTTATCATTCAAGATTCCATACTTCTTTAACGTATTCTTTGATGATACTAGATTTGAAGATCGTATTAGATTATCAGTTCCTAATATTAGACCTGATAAGACATTCAAGTTATCTTCTATCTTATGCTATCTATTTTCTTTATCTTACTTATACTATAATAAGAAAGATACTATCCAAACAGAGACAGTTCCTATTATGTATATCCAAGGATTCAATTTCGATGCAGACTTAGATTTACTCCGTAGAGATATTGAACGTAAATACGGATATACCCTAGAAGAGTTAAAAGTAGCTGACTTTAAGAAATATAAACCTGGTATATCCATGAAAGGTTTAATGAGCATCTTAGAGAATAATACAAAGATCTATGATGTAGTCGTCAAAGGTATGTATTATGCGGATAATAAACGTATCTATGATGCATATAAAGCTGTATATGACGCTCTATTGATCAAGAAGTTTAGTAATAAATTCTTTAGAGTAAATGGTGATCAAGTTGCTAAGACTTATACTGAATACTTACGATATCAAGATATAGATCTATATAACTCTATTCTCCGTATCAAATCTATTGGTGAAGATCTTCAACGTAAGAAAGCTATAACTAACTCCATTATGGATACAGTTAAATACATTGAAGTATTCATGGGATCTGAAGATTATAAACAGTTATTCAACTACCTACCGGGTATAGGTATTGATTACTTGAAGATGTATGTATCTAAAGTTATTGATTTCTTTAAATCTTATAAGATTGAGTTAGCTGGTTTAACTACAGTTTATAATTTTGATAGACGTTATAACCAATATATTAAACCAATTGATGCAATCAAGTATCTATCTAAGTTAAGAAATGAAGACTTTGAGTTATTCTATGATGGTTTCAGTAGCTATCTAACCAAGAAGTATGAAATAGATAATATTACTCAAAAAGAATTAGTATATATCTTAAGATACTACTTCAAAAAATATGGCATCAAAGATCATGGTATATCTACATTAGACCCAACTACAGATGTCCATGATAAATTACACATTTACGCAGTACTTAAACGTACTGACGATTTACGTAGACTTATTAAGAAGGAAGTATTAATTTACGCTAACTCTTTACGTCTACAACACTATGCTATGTCTGAGACATTTGATCGAATTAGACCTAAAGTTAAAGATAAATATACTGATAACTTTGAATTAATAGATCATGTATACGTATCTCAATACGATAGCAATAGATAACCAAAACATATTAATAAAATTTGAAGATAAAAACTAATTGGAGGTAAATGTAAGATGCCTGATAAACAGTTAAATATTGCAGAATTTAGCCATACTACAGATGGTAGTAATATTACTGCAACACATAACCGCACCAACATCAAAGTCTTTGTTGGTGGTACTGATATCTTATTATTCGAAGGTGAAAATAAAATCATCTTACCTGGAGCAGAATATACTGCTACTCAACATTTTGATATTCCTAGACAATATACTACACCATCTTATAATACAGAAATGAACTTAGAAAACTCTGTATTTGAAACACCATCTACACCAGAAAAAGTTTACTTATTCTGTGTTGGTACTGATGGTTGTGGTCGTGAAAACTCTCAAGTATATGAAGTTAACTATGCTAAATGGTGTGCACCAGAGTATTTGGTTCCATTCCGTTTCCCATTGATTACTGAAGATCTTACTGAAGCCAAGAAAGAAATCTATCATGGTAGTAAGATCGTTGGTAACCGTGTTGCATATTACTTCAAAACATTTGAATCCAAACCAGTTAAAAAGATTCGTTTCGAAGATGGTACTACAGTAGATGCTACTATTTACAATTCCACTAAAGAATCCGAAGTTGAAACTTTCGTAGAAATCAACTTAAAGATTACTGAAGAAGAATGTCGTGAATGGTTCATCAATACAGTTGGTATCAATGAAGCACGTATTAATACAATCTCTTTATGTACTGCTTGGAAAAAAGAAATCAATGGTAAACAATACTATCAAGATATTCGTCCATTGACTAAATATAATATGCCAAATGAACAATTGATTGAGCTTTCCAAAGGCTTAGATATTGTTTATCAAATCTATTATTAAAATCTAAAAAGTATCCCCATAGGAGTTGAACTCCTCTGGGGGGGTGTTTCATTC